CTAATCTGAGCCCATCACCTGGGGCATGGGTGGGGCAAAGTCAGATAATTTCTGGTTTAGCATGGTGATCTGTTCACGGTTGTTATCGGACATCCAGGAACCGTACACCTGATACACCATTTGCGAGTTAGCATGCCCCATCTGGTTTGCGATAAAATTGGGGTTTGCTCCTGCTGTTAATGACCAGCATGCATATGTATGGCGCGACTGGTAGGCTTTCCGATACCGGACGCCAGCGCGTCGCAGTGCCGCTGCCGAGCTCTGGTTTACTGAAGCCACAGCATAGTGATGGCCCGCTTTTCCGTTGGTGGCGCTCAGGGATGGATTGAAGACAAAAGTGCAAGGGTGGATGGTAGAGCGTCCGAATTCCCGCAGCTTAACTTCGATCTGATATTGCTTACCAGGACGTGTCATTTCTGCCTGACGTTTCAGTACATCCAGTGCAGGCTTGATCAGGTAAACGATCCTGTCTGTGCTAGCCTGAGTTTTCGGTAGCGTGAACTCTTTCATCATCGTGTGGTTTCTTCTAACCATCAGCGTTCCAGCCTTTAAATCGATATCTTCCCAGGCCAGTCCGCAAAGCTCCCCATGTCTTAATCCGGTGTATACAGCGAGCGACCAGAAGTTTTTTATCTGCAGATTGCCGCAGGCTTCGATCACCCTTGAAAACTCCTCCCGCGTTAGCGGATCTGGTTCAGGCTTTGCCTTTTTAAGGGGGGATATTCCCTCAAATGGGCTTTTCTCAATGTAACCACCGCTAACGGCAAATCTGAAAATGCCATGCAGAACTGACATGTACGCGTTAACAGTTGGTACTGATCTGCCTTTAACCGGCTTTGTTTTTCCGGCTGAAAGGATCTGGTAGCCTGTCAGCAACTCTTTTCGCAGGTAAAGCAGAGCTTCAGTGTTAATCGCCGAAACCAATTTTTTTTCACCAATCATCGGGATCACATTTCTTACGATTGAGTCGTAACGTCGCATGGCATTGGTTGTTATCTCCATACGTTTGAGGCCAAGCCATCTTTCAGCCAGCGCCCCGATGGTAATTTCTCTTTTGTTTACCCCAAATTTCTCCAGATTTGGCGAGTCAGGAAACTGATTCGCATAATCAAAGCAGCCCGTTTTGATAGCAAAACAAACAGAAGCCCGCAGAACCCCGGCCACTTTGCGGTTTTTAGCGGTGTCAGGGACACTGAGGTTTTCCCTGACACGCTTTCCTTTATACAGAAACCATATGCGCAGCTTGCCGCCATGGTTTTCTACACCCGTTGGGTAAGACGTATTACTCATTGAAGCCTCCCAACGTCCAAGAGCGCACCATAGCTTAAGCCTTTCCAGACAAAACAGCACCAGGCTGTTTTGCAGCCTGTCGTTCAATCCACGCATTTATCGCTTCGCAGTTATAAACGCATTCGCTGTTTGGCTTCGGTTCACCATCTGGAGCGATATGAAGATATTCCCGGCCCTGCATCCAGCATGTTTTGCGCGCTTTGGCGATCGTGCCGGGGCGGAGCCCGGTAACGGCGACGAGCTTATCTTCGGTGATCCATTTGTTTGGCGTTAACTGAACCACTTCTTGCATTATTTCCTCCACTACCCAAACCAACCACCAGCATGTTAGCCGTCGAGGTGGTTCTTTACCCGGCTGGCCGTAAACGTCGCGATCTGGATAACTACCTTAAAGCGCTTTTTGACGCGCTGACGCTGGCCCATGTCTGGGAAGACGACAGCCAGGTGAAAAAGATGCTGGTGGAGTGGGGGCCGGTAACCAGCAAAGGGAAGGTGGAAATCACGATCAGTAACTTTGGGATAGGTACAGTATGAGGGCGCTGTTAACGCCGGAAATCGCGCGCGGAATGGGTATCGTGCTGTTGCGCCCTGGCCCGGAACTGATGCCCATATTTGCAAACGGGCGCGTGCTGGTGGAGGTGCAGCCAGAAAGCATGGCACGGTTCCCGAGCGGAGCGGTGCCGCCGGCGCACCAGCCTCTGGCTGGTGACGAAGGACTGCAGGTCTTCTTTACTGATGAGCGGGTGATCCGGGCTGCTGGCGGCATCAATGGGCTGGAGCACTGGCTGAAGCAGCAGCAGGGCGGCTGCCAGTGGCCGCATAGTGAGTACCATCACCATGAGCTGACCACGATGCGGCATGAGCCCGGCGCGCTGCGTCTGTGCTGGCACTGTGATAATCAGCTGGCCGAACATTTTACTGAGCGCCTGTCAGCAATTGCCCGTTCCAATGTGATAGCCTGGATTATCAGCGTCGCGCGCGGTTCCCTTGCCTTTGACGATACCCACGAGCTGACTCTGCCGGAGTTATGCTGGTGGGCTGTCAGGATGGATATCACTGATGCGCTGCCGGACAGTGTGGCGCGCCGTGCGCTGCGCCTACCGCCTTTGCCAGTGCAGGGCGTGTCGCGTGAAAGCGATATTGTTCCGGGACCGTCGGCGGCGGAAATAGTACTGACGAAAGCACAGCGTGCAGGTGCCGTGAACACGCTAATGAACTGCGACAAGCCGCAGGAGCAACAGACGCAGGTGGTCGCGCTGACGATTAACCCTGAGTCGCCAGAAAGTTACATGCTCCGGCCAAAGCGCCGCCGCTGGGAAAACGAGAAATACACCCGCTGGGTTAAGCAGCAGCCATGCGCATGCTGCAACCAGCATGCAGACGACCCCCATCACCTGATCGGCCACGGGCAGGGCGGGATGGGTACCAAAGCCCATGACCTTTTCGTATTGCCTTTGTGCAGAAGGCATCACGACGAGCTCCATCGGGACACCGTGGCATTCGAAGAAAAATATGGCTCACAGCTGGAGCTGATTTTTCGTTTTTTAGACCGTGTGCTCGCGATCGGCGTGCTGGGTTAATACTACTTTGTGGAGAGAATAATGCGCGACATGTATGAAGTAATGGAACGCTGGGGAGCTTGGGCTTCTTCATATAACAGCGGAGTAGACTGGCAGCATATTGCAGCAGGTTTTAAAGGGTTAATATCACATGGCAAAAGAACTCGATTACAGTGCAATGATGATGAAGGTATACTTATTGATAGTTGTGTTGCTTGTCTTAAAAAATGTAGTCATGAAGAATATGAACTAGTGATTGCTCATTTTGTCATTGGCATATCGCTACGTGCAATAGCAAAAAAGCGCAAGTGCTCCGATGGAACTGTGCGAAAGGATTTACAGACGGCTCTAGGTTTCATTAATGGCTGTGTGAGCATGTTAAATATATAAGCGGAAGCGCCTAGATGGTGCTTCCGCTTAGTAAGGGAATTCAACTCCCAGAGCTTGAGCTGCATCCTTCACAACTTGATCATTTCCAATGCTCGGGAAAGAAAAATTTTCTTTACTATGTACTAACTGGTTAAGGATATAATATAGCGAAAGCATCTCATAGAGCATTGCTTGTTCAATTGATAAGCAGTCTTGATTCTTACCGTTGAAATTTTCAAGTACCTTTTGTCTTTTTTGAGCGATTCCATTCTTAAGATCTAATAATCTCTTATAAGCCTTTCGCTCATGGCTAGATATATCTGTATATATTTCAATTAGATGTTTATCAAGGACTATGAAATCAATTGGTCCGGGAAGACTAATGTGAACAAAACTGTTAGGGTTATACTTTCTTGTTTTGATACTTTTATCAACGGTTTTAATACGCTTGTCCAAGTCACTCAACTCGTCCTTTAACTCCTCCGTAACCGCGTTCTTCAGTTGCCTGGTCTTCGTTTTAAGTTTTATAGATTCTACATACGATGTACTTAACAGACCGAGGAAGAAGGTAACTATGGGGACTGAATACTTTAAAATTTCCATTATGGTTCCTGAGAGCACGTTTTTTTCTAATATAACTAAAGCGTACGCGATAAATCAATTATTGTGTTAAAAGTGGTCACAAAGTCAAGACGCTTATCGCGCCTACAATATTTGTATTAATGTTCAGTTTCGTTATCACAACAGGCTCGCTTCGGCGGGCCTTTTTCATTTGCCCTCGCTCAGAGAGGATGCACAGCAAAAGAGGGGGTTACATGTCCGATCCGGTTTCGGGAACTGTCGCGGCAGGTGCTGCGCTTACTGGTGCTAGCATCTACGGACTGCTGACCAGCACAGATTACGGCGTAATTTTTGGCGCGTTTGCCGGTGCGGTCTTTTATGTTGCCACCGCGGCAGACCTGACCCTGATCCGGCGCGCAGCCTATTTTGTTGTTTCGTACATCGCTGGCGTTTACGGTGCGGGGCTGGTGGGCTCCAAGCTTGCCAGCTGGACGGAATACAGCGACAAGCCGCTTGATGCACTGGGGGCCGTTATCCTCTCTGCGCTGACGATTAAAATCCTGACGTTCGCCAGCCAGCAAGACCCTGCGCAGTGGTTCCAGCGGTGGAGAGGGGGAGCCAATGGTAATAAGTGATCCGCTGGTACTGACCAACGTGGCGACGTGCTCGGCCATTGTGTTGAGGCTGATGCTGTTCCGTAAGCCAGGTGCCCGTCACCGCTGGTGGGCATCGTGGCTGGCATACCTGATTATCCTGGCGTATGCCTCTGTGCCGTTTCGCTACGTCTTCGACTTTTACGTCCACACACACTGGGCGTCGGTCATCATCAACTTAATCATCTGCGCCGCCGTGTTCCGTGCCCGGGGCAACGTGGCGCGCCTTTTTCAGGTACTGAGGCCCGAATGAACCAACAACAATTTCAGCAGGCGGCTGGTTTAAGCGCCAGCTTAGCTGCGCGCTGGTTCCCGCATATTGATGCGGCGATGCGCGAGTACGGCATCACTGCACCGTGCGATCAGGCGATGTTTATCGCGCAGGTCAGTCATGAAAGCACCGGCTTTACCAGGCTGGTGGAGAGCTTCAATTACAGCATCGCGGGGCTGAACGGTTTTATCCGGGCTGGCCGGTTAACTCAGGATCAGGCCAACATGCTGGGCCGCCGCACGTATGAAAAGGTGCTGCCTCTTGAGCGTCAGCGCGCGATAGCCAATCTGGTTTATAGCAACCGCCTCGGTAATAACGCCTCGGGTGATGGCTGGAAATATCGCGGACGCGGCTTAATCCAGATTACCGGGCTCGAGAATTACCGCGACTGCGGTGCCGTGCTGAAACTCGACCTTGTGAGCACGCCGGAACTGCTTTCCGAAGACGCCAGCGCAGCGCGCTCTGCGGCATGGTTCTATGCCAGCAAAGGCTGCCCGAAATATCCGGGCGATTTACTGCGCGTCACGCAGATCATCAATGGCGGAAAGAACGGGCTGGAAGACAGACAGGCCCGCTTTGCGGCAGCGCGCAGGGTGCTTTAATGCCTGCGTTATGGAGTTTTGTCCGGGCATGGTGGAAGCCGTTACTCTTCCTGACTGCTGTTGGATTCGCGCTTTATTACCGGGCCTCGCTCACCAAAGCCGAGGCATCTTTAACCAAAGTCAATCGTGAATTAAAACTGGCTAAAGATGACATTAAGGATATGCAGCGCCGTCAGCGCGACGTGGCTGCGCTCGATGACAAATACACGAAGGAGTTGGCTGATGCCCAAGAAAATATTGCTCAGCTTGAGCACGATGTTGCTGCTGGTCGTAAGCGGTTGCAGCTCAACGCCACCTGTCCCGCGAACGGAGCGCCCGGCACCACCCGCGTGGATGATGGCACCGGCCCCCGACTTACTCACACCGCTGAACGGGATTATTTCATCCTCAGAAAGCGAATCGAAACCGTCACCAAACAATTGACAGGCTTACAAGGCTACGTGAACTCACAGTGTTTAAAATGAAGAAAAGTAATTTGCGACAAAAGTCGATAGTTGGTTCTTCGCTGTTGCGCAAGTTTGACGGGTTTCGCCACTTTGAATTTGAACTGCGTAACTTAATGTTTTAAAAGATATTTAAAATGTGGGAAAGCCTGTTTCAGCCTGAAACAATGCATCCTTTATGTTTGAGAGGAGTGCTTTATGACAAGCCGCAGAATCCCATTAGTAACAAATGCGTCACGAGATTACATTTTGTTGACTCAGGCCTTAGATATCTTTGAGCCAGCTATCTTTGGTGGAAAGAATAAATCTGAGAGAGCTTTGAAGCTTGCACAAGTTCAGTATTGGGAAAGCCCATGCATAATGGATGATATCGTATCAGACAAAAATATATTTCGGTGCCGAAGCAAGCGGGTCGTTAAGTCATTTCTTGATGATAATGACTTAAAAAACGGCGATTTTATAGTGATTAAAAAAGTAGCACCTTACACCTATAAAATCCTGAAAGAATGATTTAAAGGAAATCTTTCTGAATTTAAAAATTTGATGTTTGGGCATTATTTTGTGGGGCGTATGCCATTACGAGTTAGGTAAAACGTAATGGCAACCTTTTTTAAAATGCTGTGGGGGATAGACTGAAATCACCGGCACTAGAAAAACTTGCTCGATAAACTTGGGTTGAGCCTGCGGTTATTGTTATAGATTGCTCGCTTAAACCTCCAGTACATGCACCTTTAGGATCGGCGCTCACGATGTGACTGCCTGGCAGTAAGTAGGCTGTAATCTTTTCTTCTGACTCAAGCTTGGCTAAGGGAGTACCATCTATAAAAACATGTACAGTGCAAATACTGCCCATCTTTCCAGAATCTCTTTTAATGATGACAGTGCCACTTTCGGAAGCTGCTGTAGAGTATTTACTGGTTAATACCTGGCTACCTTTAACTTCTTTCGCCATGTTGGTAGGGACAGGTGTGTTTGAACAAGCAGTAAGTACCATTGCTACCAGTGTAATGCTGGTGGATTTCATGTGACTCCCTAGGACTTTATGTCGAACCCATTAACGTATCGAAAACAATGTTACCTCTAAGTCCGTGGTTCGTCATGTTTGCTATGCCGTCAGTGGCATAACTCGCTGTTGGTTTTATATGGGGGAAAAGCCGGATAGCTACAAGTTGCCTGGCTACCACACGCACAAGGATGCAGGAAGCCTGCATGTGGGCATGCCGTGCTGTTGTGCGCTGGGCGGAGACTGCTGAGGCATTACAGCAGGTATTCACTGAGTGCCTGTGATAATACTTTGCTCCTTTGTATCTCTGTTTTAATCTGCAATCTTCTTTCAACAAATGGGGGCTTGCCGTGGGTTACGAAATGTATGAAGTGTTAAAACAATACCTTTTTGAGATCGAGGGATTTGGGCAGGTAAGGGCTGAGATTGTAAAAATAATCAAACCAGAACTTAATTGCCCTTACTCATGGAGAGCTAGCCATATATACGATGGATATGCACCTAATCATGGGAATGATTTTGATTTGGCTGAAAAAGAGTTGATTTTTTATATTGAGAATTTCGATAAGGCCTCTGCAGAACCTTATCCATATTTCTGATTTAAGCCAAATTTCCATTTTAGCTCAGCCACTGGCATCTGCTGGTGGCTTTTTTGTTGGAGCTAACAGTATGCCATCCGCTATCCCTCGAGCTTGCCGCAAGCGCGGATGCCCCGGTACTACTACAGACCGTTCGGGTTACTGCGAGGCTCACCGTAATGAAGGCTGGCAGCAGCATCAGCGAGGATTGAGCCGCCACCAGCGCGGTTACGGCAGTAAATGGGACGTCATCCGCGCCCGCATCCTTAAACGTGACAGGCACATCTGCCAGGAATGTCTGCGCAACGACAGGCCGCGTCCAGCTGAGACGGTCGACCACATCATTCCGAAAGCTCACGGCGGCATTGACGACGACACTAATCTCGAAGCGTTATGTTGGCCATGTCATAAGCGCAAGACCGCAACGGAGAGAATACGATGAGCTATACACGTTGTACCTACTGCGGTTCGCAGCTTCATACCATCGCTAATTGCCCTAAGACGTGGAGAGGCTCAGCGCGCCGCGCGAACCTGCGCTGTGGTTATTGTGGTCAGTCTGGACACAATTCCAGCGCCTACCCGCACAATGCCAGCAGCGCCCGGCGGCGTCATCTCAACGATGACTTTACTCTCGACTAATTTTTAAAGAAATTATTCCAAAATCAATCGCTTCAATTTAAATGATATCGATTCTCATCGACGGGGAGGGCGGGTCGAAAGTTCAGGGCCCTGCCTGCTAAGGACCGCCGCCTAACCCTTTTTCACACCGCCGCAGGTTAGAAAACTTTTTTATGGGGCCCCCACTCGATGATCAATAGGAGTTTTCGATTATGCCCGGACCACCGAAAACCCCGACCCATCTGCGTTTGGTGAGGGGTAAGCTGACCTCGTTTCCCACCTTATTGCACATCCTTCATCCACCTATGTCCTGCGGGTTGCCGGCGACTCGATGCGCGACGCTGGCATCCTTGACGGCTCGCTTTTGCTGGTGGACTTCAGCCTGCACGCAAAGCATAACGATATCGTGGTCGCCAATATTGGCGGGGAGTTTACCGTTAAAAGGCTGGTGACGTACCCGGTGGCGCAGCTGTGCGCCGAGAACCCGGCTTACCCGCCTATAGCTGTTTATGACGCCGACGACCTCGAAATCGTCGGCGTTGTCATTTGCGTGATCAATACCCTGCACCGCAATGTTCGCGCTGGTTGATATGAACTCGTTCTACACGAGCTGCGAGGCGGCATTCCGTCCGGATCTGGCCGGTCAGCCCATTGTGGCTCTCTCGAATAACGACGGCTGTGTGATAGCGCGCAGCCGCGAAGCAAAAGCGCTTGGCATAAAAATGGGCATGCCCTGGTTTCAGCTGCGCGAGATGCAGTTTCCGCAGCGGATCATTGCCTTTTCCAGCAACTATGAGCTTTACGGTGACATGAGCCAGCGGGTGATGACCACGCTTGAGGAAATGTGCCCACGCGTCGAGGTCTACAGCATCGATGAGGCTTTCTGCGACCTGACGGGCGTGCGGAACTGCCGCGACCTGGCTGATTTTGGCCGGGAGATACGCGACACCGTCCGGCGTAACACCCGGATCCATTGTGGTGTCGGTATCGCCCAGACGAAGACGCTGGCGAAGCTCGCCAATCGCGCGGCGAAGGAGTGGCCGCAGACGGGCGGGGTGGTGGACCTGTCGAACCATGCGCGCCAGCGGCGGCTGATGGCGCTAATGCCGGTGGAGGAGGTCTGGGGCGTCGGTCGGCGTATCGCCAGAAAGCTGGAGGCAATGGGCATTAAAAACGCACTGCAGCTCTGCGATACCGATATCCGTTTTATCCGCAAACACTTTAACGTCGTGCTGGAGCGCACCGTGCGTGAGCTGCGCGGTGAGCCCTGTCTGGAGATCGAAGAGTTTGCCCCGGCGAAACAGGAAATCGTCTGCAGCCGGTCATTCGGGGAGCGAATCACCGACTATGAAGCGATGCGCCAGGCTATCTGCAGCTATGCGGCGCGCGCGGCGGAAAAGCTCCGCGGCGAACATCAGTTCTGCCGGTACATTTCAGTGTTCGTGAAAACGTCGCCGTTCTCTGCTGAGCCGTATTACGGTAACCACGCCGGGACAAAGTTGCTGACTCCCACACAGGACACGCGCGACATTATCGCCGCGGCGACGCGCTGCCTCGATGCGGTCTGGCGCGACGGCCACCGGTACCAAAAAGCAGGGGTGATGCTGGGTGACTTTTTCAGCCAGGGCGTGGCGCAGCTGAATCTGTTTGACGAGAATGCGCCGCGCGCGAACAGCGAGGCGCTGATGTCACTGATGGACAGACTCAACCAGCAGGGCAGGGGAACACTCTATTTTGCGGGGCAGGGCATCCAGCAGGCGTGGCAGATGAAGCGGGAGATGCTGTCGCCGTGTTATACGACGCGACTTGCTGATGTACCGACCGTGCGGGCATGGTAAAAGGAATAGTGTTCACGCATTATATGCAAGACAACGTCCGCTTTGAGCGAGGAGCTGCCGTTCACAATGATCACGACCTCTAACAAACTAGTATGGCGATACTGCCAAAACAAAAGGTAATGGCCCAAACATCACCCAGTCAAAATTTTGGTGTTTCTATGGATATCATGGCTTGAAAAGTGCATTCTTTTTCTACTTACGCTGGTTCAATTTATAAAGGGAAATAAAATGGCATTCGTTGTAGATATTCGCGTTGAGGATAATGCTGTTGCTGCACCAGCAACAGCACAAGTTACAGCGCAGAGACTAGGAAGTGGCTTAAGAGAAAGATTTGAGGCCCATATCCATAAGCGAGAATGCCAGATAGATCAACATGATTATAATACGAAAATGGCAAGTCGAGCCCTAGCCGCGTTTACCATGTATCAGCTAGGGGGCGTTGATGAGAAGCACGCAGGTGAGTCGGTTTGTGATAGTAGCACAGACGGTGGCATTGATGGAATTGTCATAAATCATAGTGAAAAAATAGTTGTTGTAGTTCAATCAAAATTTAATCAAGCCGGTAATGGAACATGGACTAAAGCTGATTTCATTTGCTTTAAAGATGCATGTGAAAAACTACAAAACGAACGTTATGATTTATTTGACCAAATATTGCAAGATAAAAATTCAGACATAAATATTGCCCTTAATTCTTTTGACTATAAATTTATATTTGCCATGACTCACACTGGTAAAAAGGGTGCTTCAGAGGAAGTACTTCGTGATATGCAAGAATGGCAAAGCCAATTAAATGATGCTTCCTTTACACCAGGTGAACATCCAAAAGAAGAGTGGGCTTTTCAGGTTCATCTAATTTCATCTGAAGACCTTGTTCATTGGCTGCAGGCAGGTTCAAGAGGTCAAATAGATCTGTCAAGTGTTGAGGTTGAACGTTATGGATACTTAAATGAACCTTATAAGGCGTTCTATGGAACTCTATCAGGTGATCAATTAGGTAATTGGTGGAGACAGTACGGGACTCGCCTTTTTACAAAAAACATTAGAAACATGTTAGGTAAAACTGATGTCAATGAGGAAATAAAAAAAACCGCATCTGAAAACCCTGAGATGTTTTGGTTCTATAACAATGGCGTTACCATTTTAGTTAATGAAGTGGTTCCCCATAGAAGAAATGCAGCTTCAGGAACAGAAAGAGGTTTTTTCGATTTTAAGGATGTAAGCATTATTAATGGCGCACAAACTGTAAGCAGCATTGGTTCCGTTATGGATACACTTGGTGATAAAATATTTCAAGTTAAAGTTCCAGTCCGATTTATTGAGTTGAGAGAGGATCAAAATAATGTTATTTCAAATTCAATAACTAGGGCAAATAACTTTCAAAACAGAGTATTAGGAAGAGACTTTGCTTCGCAGCAACCCGATCAGCATCGCCTGGCAAGAGAACTAATACTTGAAGGATATCAATATCAACTTTTGAGGACAGATGAAGACTATTCTCAAAGTAATATAAAAGTTATAGATCTGGATGAAGCGCTAAATGCACTTGCATGTTTAAGTAAAAATAACACCATTGTTGCAACATTGAAATCTAATAGAGGTAGATTTTTTGAAAACTTCGATGGTTCACTCTATAAAACGCTGTTTAACCCAAGATTGAGTGGTGTTAAATTAATTAATGCAGTTAATCACTTTAGAGTGATTGAAAGAGCAATTAGTGAAGCATTACTCTCCACGGATAAATCCACTCATAGTAGACGCCACTTAATAATTACTCATGGAAACAGATATTATGCATCTGTTCTATTAAGCGCCATACAAAATTTAAACTCAAGTACTGATCATTTGAGTCCGGATGTAACGAAGTTAACAACTGATCTTGCTTTATTGATAAACAGTACAGAGAGCTATTTAGAGCAAAATTACCCTAATGCTTATCCTGCGAGATTTTTTGCCAATCCAGCAAAAATACAGGAATTATACGCAAGTATTTAGAGTCCTGATGCTGAGCATAGTTCTATCCTTTAAAAGAAACAGGATGAAGCAATACCAAATTGACTTTCTACAACAACTTTTACTATTTGCCCTCTTCCCCGAGGGCTCATTTTTCTATAACCACTGGACTGGTCCCAGTTGCTCTGACCCGCTCCCTGTTGATTCACACACCACGTTGTTAGTATGCTTTCATCACCAGTCTGATTGAAATAATAGCGGAGCTATTAACTCCCGATGTGCGGACATAGTTATGGCAGGTGCCAAGCCTGCCGAACCTCATCGAAAAAAATCGTCTACCGCATCGCTCCACTCATGGCCTGACTTCGACCATATCTTGTTTATTGGTGGAGGAAAACCACTTCTGCAGTACCCATTTTTCCCGACGAAATCAAAAGCTCCATGCGGATATCCATTAATCAGTAGCACACACTTTTGACTATCTTCAGACCAGCCAATTTTTACATCAGAAGGGACGTGGCCGTCAGAAATATCTTCGGCGTTGTAGATATGCAACGCGTCCTGAATCGGATTTCCGTCGACAGACTCATCGAGAGCGTAGAAATATCCGGTCTCACCATCGTCCTCAAAAACTGCCGCCAGCATCCCCTCAGGAGCCAGGCTCTTTATCACCTGTGCTTCACCAACTACGAGCTCGGCCTGTATTGTCACTAAGATTGCCATCCAAATTACTCTCCTTTCCTTGTGCATTACGTTAGATAGCTTTCTAACTTACAGCAAATTTAACATAGCGTCTGTTCTGGCACATTGCAGATAGTAATAACACTATAGAATTCTCTCAAATGTTCCGCACTGTCAAGAACGGCGCGATTTTTAGAAGTCGTATGGCATGGCGACCGCCGGTACCAGAAAGCGGGGGATATAGGGTGACTTTTTCAGCCAGGGCGTGGCGCAGTTGAACATGTTTGGCGAGAACGCGCCGCGCTGATGTCACTGATGGACAAACTTAATCGCAGGGACGGGTAACACTTTATTTTGCGGGACAGGGTATCCAGCAGTCGTGGCAGATGAAGCGTGAAATGCTGTAATTATGTTACACAATGTATATCGACGGGCCCATACCAACTGCATTTGCCTAAGGAAAGTTTTGGGGCACATATGGGACACAAAAAGGTGCACGAACTACGACGAACCACAGCGCCTCGCGAAAGCGGGGCACCTAAGAACCTGTTATGTAATGCGCTCTTGGACGAACTATAACGTTTATAAAAAGTAGTGTTGCATATTATGAATATGCAGGTGTAGTGACCCGCAAAACGCGTTGATAGAAATCTATCAGGCACGCTTTTACGAGCAGGTGGCGATGAGCTGGCAGAGAATCTCTGTCTGTTCATAGCTGCCTGCTTTTTTGTTTTATGGGCCAGGGACTGCAGGCGGGTTGGCGGTGTGGGCGAATCCGTTTAATGCAAGTTTGTTGAAGTCACTTTGTTGGGCATATATTGGTATCAATGCAGCTTTTTAAAATATATAAAGCCTATGTTTTTATACTGACCCGGTGAATTTCAGAAGCGTATTGGTGTAGCATGTTAAATCCGAAGTAAAAACGGTTCTGTATTTCCTGAGGCAAACTCAGCACATTTTAAATGATAATTTAGTCTGCTCCTCGCGTCCTCTCCGGGGTAGATGCGATATTGTGCGGGTGAAGGATTGATTCTGATTATCTGGCGTATGGAGTCAATATGAAGAGCGAGGGACGCACCGCATCAGAGAAGCGCCCATGATTCTGGCTTCAGACGTTAAAAAACGATATCTCTTTAACGTCCGCTTCAGGGTTGGCTTGTTTTACCGCAACAAGAAACTGTGCGAAATTGTGGTTAAACAGCGTGGTATTATGAAAAAAAACGCGCTTCTTTTTGCAGTCCATTTTTACTATAGACCACCACCCAGTTACGGCGGTTATTAACCTCGGTATAGCCTGGTTTAACGCTGATGATTTCAGAAAGGTTAATTTCTTCCGTGGTATCTCCCTTTATTCTGTATAAATAATACTTGTCAAAACAGAAGCGTTCTTTTGTCAGGCTCCAGCCAAACAGCGAAGGATTATAAGATATCTGTTTCATTTCATTGCTGGCTGAAAAGGCAGGTTTTGGGTTGCGCAGCTTGCGAAGAAAAAGCCTGAGCAGCAGACACATCACAACCAGGGGTAATAAGCCTAATAAAATATTCACTATTTGCTGCATTTGCTTTTCCTTGCATTGTTTATATTAATCCTCACCGATGCGTACACGGGTTGTCAATCTGCTAAAAATCGTCAGCGCGAGCAGCTTGTTATACACGATAAGGTAACAAGACTGGACGCCATTCATGGTCGCGTAACCTGTGATGCGCTTACTGTAACCCACCTGGAATCCGTGGCTTCAGGCGCTCGCCCTTGTGCGTATACTCTGTTTTTCCATTTCATCCAGGATACGCCTTATGAACCATCCTTCCTCAAAGACCGTCGCCCATTTTTACCGTCAGCATGGCCTGCAATGGGACGAGATAAGACAGGCGCGATTTGTTGAGCAGCCGTGGCTCGATGCCGTACTGGAGGGGCTGGAAGAGGGCGGCACCGTGCTGGATATCGGCTGCGGTTCCGCAAGCCCGATTGGTATGTATATCGACAGCAAAGGGTTTGATATTACCGGCGTTGATATTACGCCTGCGCTGATTGCGCTTTGCCGGGAGCGACTGTCGCGCCACCGCTGGTTAACCGGTGATATGCGAACGCTGTCGCTTAACGCGCGTTTTGACGCGCTGATTGCCTGGGACAGCTTTTTTCATCTTACCCGTGAGGATCAGCGCGCCATGTTTGCCATTTTTCAGCAGCATGCAAAACCAGGCGCGAAATTACTGTTTAACAGCGGGCCGGAAAATGGCGAAGCGGTAGGAGAATTTCTGGGGGAGCCTTTATATCACGCGAGCCTGTCGCCGGAGGAGTATACGCAATTGCTGAACGCGCACGGGTTTGACGTTCTCACCTTTCGCCCAAACGACGCGGCGAGCGGTGGGCGCACCGTCTGGCTGGCGGTGGCGCGCTGAGCTTATTGACGCCGCGGCCCGTCGCGACGGGCCATATTATTCGGCGTTACAGCCAGCCCATATAATCGGCGCTCCAGACCACGGCCGCCACCAGCAGTAAAATAATCGTTGTTTTGCGCATCGTATTTCTTCTCTGATTAAGTTCTTCCTTAACATCATACCCGTAATAGTGCGGCTTCTCTCATAACAGCGTCACACGATCGGATTATCAATAGGGGCGAGCAGGTCAGGGCTTTGGTTTCTGATATTCCCGACCACGCGATCCACCGGGTGCCAGATAAACGCCTCCGGTCCGAGCGCGCCGTCACTGGTGAGCGTTTTGGCGCGCGCGTCCGAGGTCTCCGGGCTGAGCCAGGCAAGCGCGGCCTCTGCCGTCAGCGCCACCGGGCGGCGGTCATGGATGTCGATAAGCCCTATGTCCGCCGCCGCGGTGACAATCACAAAACCTTCGCTATCGCTGCCGCTTTCAAATGGCGCTTTGCCGATCGCGGCGAAAAACAGCGGCTGACCATCGGCGCGATGAATGAAATAAGGCTGCTTTTTGTCGCCCTGGCGTTTCCACTCATACCAGCCGTCGGCAAAGACAATCGCGCGTCCGTGCTGCCACAGCGGCTTAAACATACGGCTGGTGGCGGCCGTTTCCACACGCGCGTTAATCAGCGGCGCTTTGTGCCACCACGGCGGCGCATAGCCCCAGTGCACAGGGTCGAGATGCAACGCATCGTCGCGCTGGTTCAGGAGCAGCACGCGGGTGCCGGGCGCGACGTTATAGCGCGCCAGCGGCTCCGGGTCGAAAGCGATGTCGCGCTCCGTCGTTTCATCAAGCGCCGCCAGATATTCTTCACGGCTTAAGGTCTGGGCAAATCTGCCGCACAT